CAGGATTTGGCAGCTATTGGAGACTTCTAAATAAACAACGAGTCGTTGTTCCATGGAATAGTGATGCAGCAGTAAATCCTGAAACAGTAATTGAAATGAAATCAAGTAAATCTTTTGTAACAACCAGAAATCAAGCAGTAGATACCGATATGATTAAAGGCATAACTAAATGGATGATGATTATTATTAAACCTGATTTAAGCAACAATAATTACTCCGCATACACATCCACGGACGTAATTGCAAATATATATGTCGACAAAACATATCATTATAAAGCATTACCTACGGCAACTACTAATGTAAATCCTGGCTATAAACCTAGGGCAGATCATAACCAATTAACACCGCCAGCATACAATTCAAGTTCTATTTAATATGCGGGAGGACCCTGCACCCCGAAGCCCGCATCCGCGGACTTCTTTTTTTTTTCGGAGTAAATAGTAAATATTTTAATAAAGTTTTTATTTTTTATAAAGTTATAATATCCCATCTATCTGCAGATAACTTCGAAATATCCGGGTGAAAATTTGCAAAGACTACTACATGAGGACTAGGAAATACAACTGCTTGCACCTCATACTTGGTACTCAGGAAATATCCATTCTTGAAGTTCTCGACGACTCCGTACGGGAACGAGTCCTGGTTGTCCCGGCTCCAGTCAAAGAAGACGACCTTCTCCCTCTTGTAGCCGTAGTATATGTCGGCGTGTTTTCCTCCTCCGACGATGTACCCGAACTTTCCGTCTCTGTTCCAGTTAATTGAAAAAAAAGATTTTCCAGAGTTGCCAATGTTGTCGAAATACCACCTAACCGTTCGAGGATTAGGTTCATTTGTAAGGTGTTCTGAGAGAGAGGTCTGCCATCCAGGTCTTGGGTTGAAGGTTCGGTTCCGCTGAGCATTGGCGACACTGCTTGTAACGGTTGAGACAAATCGGGGGTACTGGGCGAGGATTCTGGGGTAATGTTCAAGGATGTCGTCTGTTGTACTAGTAGGGTTAGTTCTAACGTAACTTACAAACTCAATAATATCGTTTCTAGTACCTTGACCAGCAGACATAGTTCCGGCTTCCCATGGACCATCAAGTCTAGGCTCTTTTGAACAATAAGCTTTATTTTCTTGTGGCTTGCCCCGGGCAACTTCTAAGTGAGCCCGCTCTCCGAGGATCTGTTTGATTTGTCTGAGAGTCTTTCGAGTTCTACACTGAAGATATCCCTGGTAGTGCGGTGTTCGCTCACTACCTTCTTCAGATTGATAAATGATGTAACCAATAAAACTATCGTTTGAACTAGTGAGAGCAATACAATCAGCAAGTTTAGCAGCATCTTCAGCAGTAGGATTATTAATAGTAAAGCACCAGTTTTTAGCAGACATTAATAAGTTTTTTTTTCGCGGGAAACCGCGTTATTATATACTTTTATCCCATATTTTTTTTATTTACCAGAGCGTACATCCCATATTTTTTTTATTTTCGCGTCCCATAATAATTTCATTTTCCGCGTTTAACGACTTATTGGCCAGAGTTCGAATCGAACCAAAGTCGAACGCGTATCCAAAGTGGTGGGTAATACTATACCACCACTTTAGCAATTTTACATTTCATTATAAAAAATTATCGGGATTTGCACAGTATTTAAATGTTAGCAGCAAGAAGACGATGGGACGCAACTAGAGCAGCTAGAACTGCTCTAAGGTATGGAAATCAACTTTATAGGTTTGGTCGGGGAGTTCAAACAGCTTATAAAGTATACAGAGGAACAAGAACTTCACGAAGAACTTTAACCAATCCTTATTCTAGTATGTCATCCCATGGACAAACAAAAAATACATACAAAAGTAAGAAACGTAAACGTTTAAATAAAAGAAGCAAACGCAAATTCAAAATATTTGCTAAAAAAGTTAGAAAAATTTTAAATGGAAAAATATCCATGTGTAATTATAAAGAAAGTTGGGATCTCAGTACTCCGTACTGTTTACAAATTACCGGAACCAGTACTGGTATAGATACTTCCGGAAAAGACTTAAACAGTGGAAATCAAATAGTATTAGGAAATAACTATATGTGGGGACTTCATTATGGAGGAGGAACAACAGGACATTACGAAATAATTAATAATTATTTAGAAAACAGTTACTCCATCAATGATGACGGAACTCTTGGACTTAACACTAATACAATAACCAATCAAAATCAAAAGTTTTTATTCAAAAACGCCAGAATGAGAGTCACCATTACTAATCAAACTCAAACAAGCGGTGATTTACGTGGATTAGATTTAATATGTGACGTTTACGAATTTGTAGCTGCAAAAAGCTTTGATTCCAGTGACAATAATTCACCGCCAGAAACATGGAAAACTCAACTAAGTGGTATGGCAGCAGAAAATGTAACATCAGGTTATGTAACTGATACAATAAACACTGCTGGCCTTACACCTTTAGACTGTCCAGGATTTGGCAGCTATTGGAGACTTCTAAATAAACAACGAGTCGTTGTTCCATGGAATAGTGATGCAGCAGTAAATCCTGAAACAGTAATTGAAATGAAATCAAGTAAATCTTTTGTAAC